TTATACTGCATCTGTCTTTTTATCATCGTTATCTATAATATCATTGAAGAGATTTTCAATGTTTTGAGCTGCAAGCTTAAGTTCCCCATTGACTGTGTGACCATATACTCCGAGAGTATCCATATCTGCCGAATGTCCGACAATGGTTTGCAGCGTTCCGAGGTTAAGCTCTTTAGCTATGGAAACAAAGGTATGCCTCAGCTCGTAAGGAGATATTGGGGTGATGCCATTATACTCACAAAATCGCTTGAGCCGTCTTGCATAATACTCTTCTCTGGGAGGATTTCCGTCAGCTCCGCAAAATACCCATGGCGTTTTAATAAATTCCGATTTCAGATAATCCAACTGCTGTTGTAACACCTTTACCGCCATGGGAGATAATTCAAAGCTTCTGCGTGCATTATCATTTTTTCCCAATGTGATTTCTCCGTATATGTTTACGGAGCGCTGTATGTGGATCGTGCTGCGAAATATATCGGACTGCTGTAATCCTAAAATTTCCCCGGGTCTGAGCCCGGTAAGAACCTCAAAACGCCATGCGTTTACAAATGGCTCATTTACCTCCTTGTTATACGATAACGTAGTGTTGCAGCTGAACAGCTTGCGAATATCATCTGGCTGGAGAATAGACTTTTGGGAGGCTGATGCTCTCCGTGGAATAATCAGATCTTCACACATCAACGTTGTAGATTTCGATTTTCGGCAGAATTTAATGAAATTTTGTTCGCAGGCACGTATATTGCACAACGACTTCTTGGAAAGCCCGTGAGCAAATGCCTTATTTAAGACCGCCTGTAAATGCTGCTCATTAAGATCTTCCATTCTGACATTTCCTATATACTGCACTATGTAATTTCTCATGTGGCTGTCGTACTGGCGCCAATGGCTCTTTGATGTAGTGCATTTCAGGTTATCAATGTACAGTTCTGCCATATCCCTGACCTTTTTCCTGCTGTCGATAATGCCGTCGTCAAGCCAGGCATCGGCTTTTTCGTGGCACTCTCTTTTGCCGTTTCGGCCCGGGACGGAGCTGTAAAAGGTCTTGCGTATGCCGTTCTTTTGCACGTCTATGCGCCAGCGGTTCCGCTTTTCTTCCCAATACGCTGATGATGTTCTTTTCATAACCTTATCCTCCTTAAAAATGCAGTTGACTGCAAAGCCGTCCCCAAAAACTGCAATGGGTGCGGCTTGACTTGACTTTTGTGGAAGGATATGTTAAAATACAGTTGATGTGGAGTGTATTTTATACATATCCATCTCCCCGTTCGGTGTTCCAGCACCGGGCGGGGATTTTTTATTCATCCCTTGATATGCAATAAAATATATGGTATAATATAAATATACACATATCAATTTGTGGGAGATTTTATGTTATGATTGAAATTTTAGAATTTATTTTCCGTGACTTCTGGACTTGGCTCGGCTTTTATATTTTGTTTGGACTTCCGCTGCTTTGCATACCGTTCTGTATCGCTGAAGCTTTCGGGAAGAAACCCAAGAATACACCAAATCAGTCATCACAACAGGTCAAATAGAACTTTTTTCCCAGTTCCGTAATATGGGCAGCCGTTGGCATTTCTAATTCAAATCCTGCTCCCCGTTCGGTGTTCCAGCGCCAGGCGGGGATTTTTTAATATAACTGTTCATACACGTTCAAAAGATTTGAATTTAAATCATTTGATTCATTGCAGCAGTAATCAACCCTTACAGTAACCTTCAATCTGTTGTTTTCTTGCTTAATGTTGACAACTTGAGACATATACGTCCCGATTTTGTTCAAGACTGCCGAATTGCACTTTGGAGCATATCCAATCTCATAATCCACTTGATTATCATTTATAAAGAAATAAAATTTATCAGAAATTTGTTTTATTACCGCATGACAACCAACAGAAAGCTTTGACAGAATGTCTTGGTTAATAGCTTTAGTGGATATTAAATCAAACTGCCCTGTAAAATATCTTTTATATTCTTGATTAAGAAAAATTTTAATTCGTACAGACTTGCCTTTAGTCACTTCTGAGATTGACAAAAGAATTATTTTATCAACAGATGTAACATTAAACCGAAAGTCGGTTTCAGCCGCGTGAGATAAATAGCCTATGATTGCATCGCCTTTAAAAATTTCAACTTTACTTTTTTCATTGCAATGGTAATTCAATTCATTGCCAATTTGGCATTTTGCTATATTATATTGAGAAAGTTTGGTTCCGCTCACCAAAGTAGCGGTTATACTATGAGTTACATCGTATCGAGCCTCTTTAAGTTTGAGGTATAACTCATAAGTTGCTATACAATCTGATAATGAGTTGTGAGCCCTTTCATTAACAATTCCAAAAAGCAAACAAAGAGTATGAAGCTTATGATCCACAGCTTCTAAGCCACAACATTTGGATAATTTTAATGTATCAGCATATGAGTTGTTCAAATATGCAAAGCGCTTTATCATTGGCAAATCAAATTTTTCAATATTATGGCCAATTATAACATCATCTCCGATAAAATTAAGCCACTCTTGCATTACTTCTAGAGAAGATGGTGCAGATTTAACCATTTCATTTGTAATGCCATGTATAACAGTTGCTTTTTGTGGAATTGGGATTGGCGGCTTTATATAGCTTGTAAATGTATCAATAATTTTGTTGTTTCGTACTTTTACAGATGATATCTCGACTATATAATCCAAGCTAATAGATAAACCAGTTGTTTCAATATCAATTACCGTAAAATCGTTGTACAAATTCAAAGAACAATCAATATTATTTTGATAAACTCGTTTGTTTCCAGCTTTGGAAATGATTAGTGAATCGGAAGTATAGTCGCTTGATTCTGATTTTTTCTCATTAGCAGAGGTAGATACGTATCGCTCGGAGAAATTGCACTGATTGTTATCTATCAATTTTTCATCAATGGTTTTTTGCAAGAATTTATTTCTACTATTTAACAGCTTTATTTCTTTTGCCTGTTCATCAATTTTACTTTTTAAGTCTTTTATTTCGCATTCTGAGCAAATGCCTAAAGGATTAACTTTGAAAAAGACTCCCGACTTTCCGCATCGAACACATTTCGCCATACCGTCACGTCCTTACTTAATAGTTTATATTATTTTATCAAAATACACCCAATACGCAAATCTTACCATATCCTCGGTAATGCCGAAATACTCGGCAAGCTGCCATATCTCTGTATTTCCGTCTTTCATCGCTTTTATCATCTCGTCCTTCGGGGCGAGCTTTTTTATTGCCCATTTATTGGCTCGATATTCCATACGTTCCCGAAGCTCAAGGCTGTGTTCGGTATAAAACGACATGGTCTCGCAGTGCCCCAGTTCGTGGGCAAGCACAGTCAGTAAATCTGCAACACCTGCAATCTGATCGTGATCTATTATTACTGTGCAATCTCCGCTGTCGTTGATAGCCATTGAAGGGCATCTTTGCAGCGGAGCATCAATCATAAGGATATCATCAGTCTCTGCAAGCTCACAGAGCTCAACGTAACTTGTCATTTATCAATCTTCTTTCTTCTTGTCTTCTTCCCTCATTCTGCGGGCTATCTGAGCGTATTTGCGAACATCATTAAGAACCGCTTCATCGACATCGGCAGTGCCAAACAGAGCGAAAGAAAGCTTCTCGTTGTCGTTCTGTTCTTCATTACCAACAAGGTAATCAACAGATACACCGAGAAATTCTGCGATTTGAGGAAGATGCTTTTTATAAGAATTGTTACGACCAGCCTTCCAATCTGTAAATACATTTTTTGAAACGCCTAAATAGTTTGTTAGATCAATCTGTTTTTTACCCTGGTCTTTAATTAACGTACAAATCTTGTCAATTATACTCAATTCACACACCTCTAATATGTAAAAAGTCAACAAAGTTTTTAAACCACGTGCAAATGTATTGACAAGTACGTATTTTATGTGCTATTATGTTTATTGTAAAGGAACCCAAACAAAAAGGCAATAAAATACTACCTCATTTATAGACTGGAATCTAAAACGAGTGGCACGTGCTATATTTATTTACCATCTATATAGTACTATTTTTAATTACTATTGTCAAGGTTTCTGAACAAAATTTATCACAAGTTACAAATAGTAACATTGGAGGTGAGCAACATATACAAGTTATTTATTGCCGAAGTCAAAAAACAGCTTTCTATACGAGGCTGGAAATATGCTGACCTATCAAAAGCCACAGGCTACACTGTGGGAACAATCGAAGCGTTTATGTGCGGTGCACGTGAAAGCGAGCGAATGGCAAACTGTATTGCTCAGGTGCTGAAAATAGAGAGATGAGCCCTATTTTCAGTATATCACAACAACTGTGTGAAAATCAGGACAGGAAGGAGGAAAACTAATGAACGAACTTAAAATTTTTGAAAGCCCTGACTTCGGAAAAGTCAGAACAATGGAAATCAACGGTGAACCTTATTTCGTTGGTAAAGATGTGGCTGAAATTCTCGAATATACAAATCCAAGAAAAGCATTGATTGACCATGTTGACAGCGAAGATAAGGGTGTAACGAAATGTGACACCCTCGGTGGTACGCAGGAAATGACCGTTATCAACGAAAGCGGACTTTACAGCCTTATTCTTTCAAGCAAGCTCCCCAAGGCAAAGGAGTTTAAGAGGTGGGTTACATCAGAAGTGCTTCCAAGTATCAGAAAACACGGTGCTTATGCAGTTGATGAGTTAATCAATGACCCCGAACTTGCTATCAAGGCATTTACAGCTTTGAAAGAAGAACGCTTGAAAAATAAGAAGCTTGAAATCACTGTTGCAGTTCAGACCCAACAGATAGCCGAGCTTCAGCCCAAAGCAAGCTATTATGATGTGGTTCTCAACTGCAAGGATCTGATATCCACAACTGAGATAGCCAAGGACTATGGAAAATCGGCGGTGTGGCTCAATGCTCATCTGCATGAAAGGAAAGTACAGTTCAAGCAGGGCGGCATATGGCTCTTGTATGCCAAGTATGCCGAAAAGGGTTACACCAATACCAAGACCCAGACGTACAACGGTAATGACGGTAATCCCCACACTAAAGTGCATACCTATTGGACGCAGAAAGGCAGGCTGTTCATTTACGATCTGCTCAAATCTGAGGGGATTACCCCACTTATCGAGCAATAAACCTATTTCCAATATAACACATTATCTGTCCCGAAATCAGGACAGATAAAGATGAAAGGAGGCGGAGCGATGGAAGAAAACATTTTAAACGCAAAAATTACATCCGCATCTTTCGGATATTGCGAACACGGCATTTTGACTTTTGAAATACATCTTAAAGCATCGGACGGCAATCACTATATGTTCGGCGGATATGCTTTAGATGAACCTATCAGCAAAAATGGCAAGCGCTATCGTATTCCTACGCAAAAAGGGTTTGAGTGCTTGACCGAAACAATGAAGACTATTGGCACTGACCACTGGGATGAGCTTGAGGGCAAATGTGTGCGAATCAAGGTGAAGGATACACGGAATTTTATCAGTATACCGGTCATTGGAAATCTCTTAGAGGATAAATGGTTTGATATAGATGCCTTTTGGAAGGCGTGAATGTTCTGAAAAGGAGCGATAGAAATGAAAAACAAATATGAAGCACTAAGGTCACTGCTCAGGGAGCGGTACATGAAGGTAGAAGAAATGGCAGCAGGTATAGGGCGCTCGGTAAGTTATGTATCACAGAGAATGAGCGGAGTCCGCCAGTGGGAGTTATCGGACATATACTCCATAATGGAGCTGTTGGAGATACCCGCATATCAGATGCCTGCGTATTTTACCAAAAATGGCGAGCGTGCCAATCCCACCCTCGTCCGTCCGCCGCTTACAGATAAGCAGGCTGAGGTTATAGCTGCATATGATAGTGCCGAAAAATTGCAGTCAGCAGTGGATATCCTTTTGGGTATAGGCGATAAGCCTATCCACAGGAGAAATTCGGAACCCTCAATATACAGAATATAAGGAGATCAGACCATGAAAACATACATAGTATTCGTTCATATGAAGCTGACCAGCGGACAGGAGAACAGCATATATAAGGTATCCGCCGCATCGGAGGAGTCCGCAGTGGCAAAGGCCAAGGGCAGGATATTTTCCGAGAATGATGCAAGCGAACTGGTGGAAGTTGCCATCACTGACGTTTGCAGGGGGTGATGACATGAGTGCTCTCAGTGACTTCTATATCAGCGTAGCAAACGCCTCCACAGATAATGAGGTATCACAGGCTATAGAGACATTTATCCAGACCGTCGCACAGAATACTGCCTCGCAGAACCCGATCACATCGGAAACAGCTCCGCTGTATGCAGCTGCGTATCATGTGCTTTATGAAAGCGTCTATAGAATGCTTTCCGATGAGGACAAAAAGGCAGTGGACAATCTTGTGGCACGGGCTGTTATTGAAACCCAATGCGTCAGCTTTGGAAAGCCTCCAATACTCCAAGCATCGAGGCGGTAAGCCGCCGTGCAGATGAGCTGGGCATGACGTATGGGCTGTATGTCCAGTCGCCTCAGTACATTATTGACACTGCGGACGATGGGTGTTTTACAAAGAAAAGAAAGGAGGAAAGCAAGTGATAGCAGTAATATTTGAGGCAGCTTATCATGTCTCCGCTGTTGGCATTGTCGTTATACTCTCAATTTTCACGCTGTGCCAGTACATAGAAAACATTCGTCTTGCAAGTGAAAGCGATGACGACGAATAAAGAAAAAGCCGTGACGGCGGCAACCGTACACGGCAAAAAGATAAATAAGACAGCCTTATTATAAGGCATTTAGGAGGATTTGTCAAGTGAAAGTTTTAATAGCCTGCGAGGAAAGCCAGGCGGTGTGCATTGCGTTTCGAGCCAAAGGGCATGAAGCGTATTCAGCAGACATACAGGATTGTTCAGGCGGTCACCCCGAATGGCACATCAAGGGTGATGTGCTGCCGATCATCAACGGCAATGCTGATTTTGTGACAATGGACGGCACAGCACATCGCATAGAGGGTACATGGGATTTGCTGATAGCGCATCCGCCGTGTACATATCTGACGAACGTTGCCACACGCCATTATAGTTTAAAATGCACACCCGCCGAAAGGGTCGTTGAGCGTATGGAACATCGAGAAGAAGCAATAGTGTTTTTTATGCAGTGCATATTAGCCGATGCGCCAAGGATTGCTGTAGAAAATCCTATTGGTCGTATTGGCAAAGTGTACCGCAAGGCAGATCAGGTCATACACCCATATATGTTTTCAGGCGGAGAAAAAGATACCGAACAGTTTGTTACCAAAGCAACGTGCCTGTGGCTCAAAGGACTGCCGAAACTACAGGCAACATATATCGGAGGTAAGCCCGACAATGCAAAGCTGTTTGGGACATATTCCAACGGAAAATCACGAACATGGGAAGAGACACGAAAAGCGGGAAAAGAACGGTCGAAGTGCAGAAGCAAAACCTTTCCGGGCATTGCACAGGCTATGGCTGAACAGTGGGGATAAGGAGGATTGCTCAAGTGGATATCAAGACATTCCAACAATATCAGCAACTACCTTACGAAAGCAAGATTTCCCATGCCTCTAAAATGGCAAAGGATTTCTATAACACTATTACTTCACCAGTCGGAGATTACAATGCCAACTGCCATGTTTCAGTTGGCGGACTTGACAGCATAACGCTGTTATGTTTTCTCAGATCTATCGGCATTGATGTTCCTGCGATATCGGTTTCTATTTTGGAAGATAAAGGAAATCAAGAGGTACATAAACAACTTGGAGTAATTTCTATATCTCCGTATATGACGAAAACACAAGTTTTAAATAATCTTGGTTTTCCTGTTGTTTCCAAGGCAAAAGCAAATAAAATATCCTATCTGCTTAATCCCGACAGCGACAAACAGACATTTATCCACGCCATAATGACGGGAGATATGGGCGAGCAGGGACATTTTCAGCACAGCAATAAAATAAAATTGCCTGAAAAATGGATAAAGCTTTTCGGGTACAATTACCGAGAGCACCGTCCTGATCTAGCATTTACAAAGCCGCCTGAATTTAAGGTGTCATCAAGGTGCTGTTACTATATGAAAGAAAAGCCTGCCGATGATTGGGCAAAGGAGCATAACAGCTACCCTTATCTGGGGCTTATGGCTTCCGAGGGCGGTCAGCGTGAAATGGGACTGATGAAAAACGGCTGCAATTATTACGGCAAGAATACTGTTCGTTCCTGCCCATTTGCAATATTTTCCCGTCAAGACCTTTTACAGCTGGCTCTTGACTTGAACGTTCCCGTTCCGAGAGCATATGGCGAGATAAAGCGCAAAGATGACGGCACACTGTACACCACGAGGGCGCAAAGGACAGGCTGTTCGATGTGCGGGTTTGGAATACATATGGAACAGAGACCCCACAGGTTTGACAGGCTTCGTGAAGATAATCCCAAGGAATGGCACTACTGGATGTATGAATGCTGCACGGACAGCAATGGCGAGAAATACGGCTGGGGACGTGTCTTAGACTATATTGGTGTAGCTTGGAAAGATTATCCCGAAACAAACGAACAGATATCACTTTTTGATATGGAGGATTGACATATGGAAAATAATGAAACACAGGTTATCCCCGCTCAGAGCGGAACAGCGATATCGGATATAGTGCAGCAGCCGTCTGCAAATATCGTGGCTGATTTTTCAAGGGCGTACAAGCTTGCAAAAGTCATTGCAACGGCTGACATTATCCCCGACAACTATAAAAACAAGCCTGCCGATTGTGCGATAGCTGTTGATATGGCGGACAGAATGGGCGTTTCGCCTATGATGGTGATGCAGAACCTTTATGTGGTAAAGGGCAAGCCCTCATGGAGCGGACAAGCCTGCAAGGCTCTCATTGAAGGCTGCGGCAAATTCAAGCCGGGCAGCGTCCGCCCTGTATATATCGGCACAAAGGGCACCGATGACCGAGGCTGTTATCTGTCGGCTGTATGGGCTGACACGGGTGACAGGGTGGAAGGTCCCGAGGTCACGCTGAAAATGGCGAGGGCTGAGGGCTGGCTCGGCAAAAACCCAAAATGGACGAATATGCCTGAGCTGATGCTTGCGTACAGAGCTTCATCGTTCTTTGCAAGGGTATATTGCCCCGAAGTTCTTATGGGCGTACACGTTGAGGGCGAGGCTGAGGATATTCAGCCTGTCGAAAGAATTGAACTGTAACGGAGGATATGAAAATGAAGGCTACCAAAATAAAGATAAAGAACCTTTTCGGCATTTCCGAGACCGAGCTTGACGGCAGATCCGTCGAGATCACAGGCACAAACGGAACGGGCAAGACCTCGGTCATTGATGCTGTCAGATATGCCCTTACCAACGGCAGCTCACGTGACTATGTTATCCGCAATGGCGAAAAAGAGGGCGAGATCATCGTCGAGACTGACACAGGTATTTACATCAATCGTAAGAAGCGCACCGAGCAGGCTGATTATAAATCCGTAAAGGACTGCGGCAAGGAGGTATCTTCTCCCGAAAACTTTCTTAAGCAGCTCTTTACGCCCTTGCAGCTTGACCCTGTAGCTTTTACCCAGATGACCAAAAAGGAGCAGAACAGGGCCATTCTTGACCTCATCGAATTTCCCTGGGACCTTAACTGGATAAATCAGCAGTTCGGTGAGATACCGCAGGGCATTGATTACAGCCAGAACATACTGCAGGTACTTTCGGATATCCAGTCCGAAAATGGGGACTACTTTAAGCGCAGGCAGGACATCAACCGTGATATCCGCAATCAGAAGGCGTTCATCGAGGATATCGCCAAAGATATACCCGAGCATTTCAATGCGGAGGAATGGGAGAATTTCGACCTTGCGGAAGCGTATAAGAAGATAAACAGTGCCAGGGAACACAACAGCCGTATTCAGCGTGCAAAGGCGTTCAAGGACAGTTATGCCAACAAGATAAGGGGCTTTCAGGGCGAAAAGGAATCCGCTGTGGCTGCCGAAAAGATGGCGATATCCAACCAGCGTGAAGCTATTTTGAAATCTATCGAACGCATGAAAGCGGAGATCACAGCCAATGAGAACAAGCTTGCTTCCCTTGACGGGATACTTGCGGATAAGATAGCACTTGCGGAAAGCCGTTATAACGAAAATGTGGCAAGGCTTGATTCCGATATCAAGGTTGCTGACGAATATGCGGACAAAATTCCCGTTGAAACGGCTCCTCTGGAAGAGCAGGCGGCGCACGCCGAGCAGATGAAAAAATATATCAACGAGTACAACCGTATGAGGAATATGCAGGAAGAGGTCAAGGAGCTTACCGCCGCTTCGGACAAGCTTACAGCAAAGATAGAGCTTGCCCGCAGTCTTCCCGGAAAGATACTCGAAACCGCTTCTATCCCCATTGAGGGCTTCACGGTGGAGAACGGCATTCCCCTTATACACGGTCTCCCCGTTTCCAACCTCTCAGAGGGTGAACAGCTTGAGCTTTGCGTTGACGTTGCTCTGAGCAAGCCCAACAATTTACAGATAATTCTCATCGACGGCGCCGAAAAGCTCAGTGCGGAAAACCGTGAAAAGCTGTACAACAAGTGCAGGGAAAAGGGTGTGCAGTTCATCGCCACAAGGACAACTGACAGTGCGGAAATGGAGGTAACATATTTATGATACCCCACAGCATAACTCAGACCGACTATTTTTCGCCGGAGAACAATCTGAAATATATGGGCGTGTCTCAGTTCAAAAGCTTTGAAAAATGTGAGGCGGCAGCCCTTGCGGAGCTGCACGGTGAATATGCTCCCGAAAAGACTACCGCACTTCTTGTAGGCTCGTATGTCGATGCACATTTCGAGGGCACGCTTGATATTTTCAAGGCAAAGAACCCCGAAATATTCAAGCGTGACGGCACGTTGAAAGCTGAATATAATCAGGCGGATTACATAATCAACCGAATCGAACGAGACAGCTTTTTTATGAAGGCTATGGACGGAGAAAAGCAGAAAATTATGGTGGGTGAGATCGAGGGCGTGCCTGTCAAGATAAAGATAGACAGCTATCGGGAGCACAAGACCATAGTTGACCTCAAGGTCATAAAGGATTTTTCCCCCATATTTGTAAACGGCAGAGGCAGGCTCAGCTTTTATGAAGCCTGGGGCTATGACATTCAGGGCGCTGTATATCAGGAGATAGTAAGGCAGAACACAGGGGAAACTCTCCCCTTTGTCCTTGCTGCAGCCACAAAGGAAAAAGAAACAGACCTGCAGGTCATAAGCCTCGATCAGTCTGAGCTTGATGCGGCGATGGAGATAGTCAAGGCGAACATCGGAAGATATGCGGCAATAAAGTCTGGAAAGGAAGAACCGACCAGATGCGGACACTGTGATTACTGCAAATTCACGAAAAAGCTTGACAAGGTCCTGACCTCGGAGGAGTTTAAAAGTGACTATACAGATTGATACCAGAGAAAAATCCAGAGCCATTAAACAGATAGTGAGCTATTTTGATGAAACAGGCATTCAGCATTATACGTCAAAGCTTTATGTAGGTGATTATATGAGCCTCGACAATCCGAGGGTCGTAATTGACCGCAAGCAGAATTTACAGGAAATATGCAGTAATGTCTGCCAGCAGCACGAAAGGTTCATCAATGAGCTTAAACGTGCACGGGAAAATGGGATAAAGATCATTATTCTTTGCGAACACGGAAGCAATATCAAGACACTTGCAGATGTTCAGGGGTGGGTAAATCCCCGCCTCAGAACGTCTCCCAAAGCTGTCAGCGGAAAGCAGCTTTTCAAGATACTCTTTACCATTGGTCAGCGGTATGATGTTGATTTCGTATTCTGCGACAAGCGTATGACAGGCTATATGATAGCCAAAATTTTAGGAGGTGCATCAAATGAACAGGGTATGTTTAATGGGGCGTCTGACAGCGGATCCGGAGCTTCGGCAGACAGCAAGCGGTATATCGTCCTGTAGCTTCAGCGTGGCTGTTGACAGGGGGTATAAGGATCAGAACGGCGAGCGGCAGACCGATTTTATCGGCTGTACGGCGTGGAGGCAGACTGCGGAATTTATCGGCAGATACTTTTCCAAGGGCAAGATGATAGGCATTGAGGGCGCTCTGAGAACGAGGAATTACGACGATAAGCGTTACCCCGATGTAAAGCATTATGTTACCGAGGTGCTTGTGGATTCTGCCTATTTCGGTGGTGACAGCGGCGGAAACAAAAGCTCTTCCCCTCCTCAGCGAAACAATACGGCAGCGGCTGCACCTGCTCCCGTTCCTGCCGACCTTTCGGACTTTGAGGAAGTTGTGAGCGACAGCGATCTTCCGTTCTGAGTCTGAGGTGGTATGAATGCCGAAAAAGAAGAGCTTTATCCTTTATGCGGATTATATAAAGCATATAGAACGATTATCAGACGATGAAGCAGGGAAGCTGTTCAAGGCGATTTTTGAATATGTGAACGAAGGCAGGCTGCCCGACCTTGACGGAATGGCGGCAATGGCTTTTTCTTTCATTTCAAATCAGCTTGACAGCGACTTGCAGAAGTATGAGACAGTATGCCAAAAAAGAGCCGAAAGCGCAAAAAGGCGATGGCAGAAAAATGACGATGCCGAGGCTATTAACAATGACGTCGAAAAAGAGTGCAAAAGCATGCAAAAGCATACAAATGCAATGACTTGCATCAATTTGCATAGTGATAGTGATATTGGTAGTGATATTGATATTGAAAATGACATTGATATTGTAAATGATAGTGATAGTGGTAGTGTATTACATAATAATACCGTGCCCGGAACGGGCACAACCACCACCAACGTACACCTGACCGAAAAGCAATATAATGATCTTTGCGGAAAATACGGAAAGGAAATAATAGACCGTTACATTGCCAAGATCGGGCAGTATCTCGATTCAAACGGCAAGAAGCCATTCCCAAATCATTATGAAACCATTGTCAAGTGGCTCACATCAGACAATATCCAACCTAAACGGCAGCCGTCCTTCGATATTGATCGGATAATAGAGCACGCAAAAAACAATAAACCGGAGGTGTAAATTGAAGAAATGTTTTTCTGATCCGGCTGTTTTCAAGCAGCTGGAGACCGACTGCTATAATGCAGGCTGCAAGGGTCAGGTAATTGATTGCTCTGAGTTTCCTGCGGCTGAGTACAGATATTTTGCACGACTTTGCGGCGTATATGCGATGTTCAAAAGCAAAGCCATAAGTCTGGAGCAGGCTGCTGCCGAAAAGCAGCGCCTCCTGTCTCAGTACAACGAGGATATCAAGCAGCGATTTCTTTATGTCGATGCGTGCCGAAAGCACCAGGAGGCTATCAAGGCGACTGAGAGCCTTTGCACAGCTCTCTGCATGGCTCCGCTGAAACTTCCCGAAGATGTTACCGAGGCACTGAGGACTGCGCTTGCTGTGATATCTGCGGCAAGAAGCGAAAACGTCACCGAAAAGACTGTTTTGCAGAAGCTGAATGCTATGAGCACAGCCAAATCAACAGCAAGCCCACAGAAATGAGCTGTATGAAGCTTTACGGATGCGGGTAGGGTAATTTCCACGCCAAAACACAAAGTGCCTAAAAATGGCATTTAAATTGAAATTAGGAGGATATGCAAAAATGAACGCAAATCAAATCATACGTCATCTTGAGGATTTAAAAAAAGAAGCAGAGGGTCATTTTACCAATGACGGCGACGATGAAATATTCCACCAGGACGCAGAAGCGCTGCAGGCTGCTATTGATGCGGTTAAACGCAATGAAATCATTGCTGACGCTATAAACAGTGAGATTGCGATCTGCAATCATGAAATCCGCAAGGTGGATATCGAAAAGGCGAAGGCTGAGGAACGCAGAATGAATTACGGCGACCGAAAGGTAATACTTGTGGAGCTGTTCAGAACGATAAAAGGCGGTGAAGAATGATGTTTCTGGGCGGATTTCTGATAGGTTTTATCATCGGTATAACGGTAATTGCGGCTATTGCGTGTGTGATGGCTGCGGGAGATTCAGAAAAAATTGATAACAAAAAATAACAGGAGGAAAACAAAATGGATAGAATGGCAAACAAAATTATATTTTTAACAGCGATTTCTGACGCTTTTAGGGACGAAGAGGACCGTGAACTCAATGCGGTTGGGAAAATTGATATCCCTGAGGACGGCAATGCAACACCGATACTCACAGACCTGTTTTATGCGTTCAAGGTATTTTACACTCAGATGTCTGGAGACAATGTTGACCCCATAGAATTTATCGGCGTGCTGACACGTCTTATTTTCCAGGATCAGCTCAATGATAACTCTGAGGCGGAGGATAATTCATCTGATGATTTTTCCGATATGCTGGAGGACGGTGAGGAAGATGATTAAATTCAACGGCAGCATATCTTTCATGGTCACGCAACGGTGCAAGATTTGCGGAAAAACCTATGAAGGCGACAGTAATGTGGTAATGCGCAAGTCAATCGTGCATCTCATCTTCCGTCACCCGAAAGAATCTGCAAAAATAATTATTAGGTATTTTAAAAACAGGAGGGCTGACAATGGCTGAAATACGAAATGTAAATATTGACAAAGAGTTTATCGTTAAATTCGGTGTATGCAGGACAAAATTTTCAGATGATATGTTGTCTATTACTTTAGAAGTGCTTCCTGAAGCTATCAAAGAAGTTCTTCAAGAAACAATAGTAGAAGACGGGGAAATAACGGTTACACCCGTGAAGCGTGGATTTTGCGTGAAGCGTGGATTTTGGGAGCCAATATCAGAAAGCGAAATGACAGGCTTCAACCCTAAATTTGCAGGACGTGACCCAATTGCGGGATATAAATGTTCCAATTGTGGCAACGAAGCTATATTTAGCTGTAATGACGAATTTGTTTTATCGGATTACTGCCCCAACTGCGGAGCTAAAATGGACGGAGGTGAAAATTCGTGAAATCCAGATTACCAGTCACACCAGCACTGACCAGCCACGCTAAGAAAGTCCTGAAGCAAGAAATCAAGTCGGAGATGCTGGCATATTATGACAGATTTTCCGAGGAAGTCGATTCGCTGTATCTTCTCAGCATTGCGAGATTTTTTCACCCATCACGCAAGAAGCTGATAGAGTTCTGGCGATTCACGCACGACCTGCACGTTGATTTTCGCAATCGCTATGAATTGCCGAAAGAGGACGATGAGTGGCTATTCAAATTCAAACTCAAAGACGAATTTGGTGTGGATATCGAAGAACTGTACCGTGAAGCTGACAAGTGGGCAGAGGAGGAGAGCAATGACAGTACAGGAAGTGAAAAAGATACTTAGCTCAGCTCGAGAAGCGGAGCGTGCGTATCGCATTGCAAGAGATAAGACAAACGCATATAAGCAGCTGTTAATGGGCGGTAAAAGCATAAACTATGAAAATGACGGAAGCAAAAGCAAAAAGCAGGGTAACTCCACCGAGAACGCCTATGTTATGCTGGCAGAGTACGAGGAGGCTCTTGACGAGTGCCTCGGTCAATTTGTGGAAGCTCGCCGCAGAGTTGAGGAATACATAAATCTGCTTTCCCTGCCGTCAGAACGTGAAGTGGTTACACGATTTTATGTTAACGGTGAAAAACTTTCTGAGATTGCTGATAAAATGCACTACTCAGAACCGAATGTTTACAGGCTCAAAAAGAACGCAATTATCAGGCTCCAGCAGATTGGTTAATATGCACAAATCAAAGTATAAAAAAATATATTGATGTATATGCTTATCCTGTGCTATGATTATGATAGCAAAGAATGAAAATAATCGCAAAGGCGGCTCGCTCCTGCATCGTATGCAGTTAGGCGGACGCCTTTTTCTTTGCTTTATTTTATTTATGCAATGTTTTTGCTATCAGAGGGCAATTAAAAAGGATCTGAAAAGTGACGGAGGGTACAATATGAAGCGGTCATGCGTATATTGCGGCGGCATACACCCACAAGGCTATGTCTGTCCCTATAAACCCAAGAACCGCAAAGGGCGTTCAAATGCGGACAGGTTCCGAAGCACTTCTGTGTGGCAGAAAAAGCGTGCGTATATTGCTGCAAGAGACCGTCATTTGTGCCGTATTTGCCTTGCAAACGGCATATATTCGCAGGATATACAGGTACATCACATCACGCCTCTTGCGGAGGACTACGACAAACGGCTGGACGATGATAACCTCATCAGTCTTTGTCCGCTGCACCACGAACAGGCAGAGTGCGGGCAGATACCTGCCGACCACCTGCGTGAGCTGGCGGTATCCCCCCCGGTGCCTGAGCGGAAAAATTTCTAAGCGTTTTAGACCAACGCCTGCCCTCTGTACACAAAAAATCTGTAAAATGAAATTTTTTGACAGGGAGTGAGAAAATGGCAAGACCTTGCAAGTCGGCTGGACTGCTGACAGAATGTTCGCAGACCAAAGCGGAAATTGCAGCACGGCAGGAAAAGGAAACCCAGCTCAGGGGCAAAAGCAAAAAGCCGCCGACTGCTCCCGGGTGGCTGACGGCAAATCAGAAGAAGATTTTCAGGCTAATTGTGGCGGAGCTGAAAGAGGCGGATATCCTTTGCAGGCTTGATGTGTGGATATTGCAGGAGTGTGTTATTGCGATAGACAGTCTGGAGCAGATAGACAAGGCCTGCAATGCTGACCCCACACTCATATATGCCAAGGATGTTCTTTCCGCAAGAGAGAAAAATACAAAGATACTCTTCCGCTGCTGCAATGAGTTGTCGCTCTCGCCTCAGTCCAGAGCCAAGATAGCAAACATCAACGTTCAGGCTGACGACGGAACGGCTCTTCTCAGGGCCATTCTTGCGGGAGACGGTGAAGATGAGGAATGAATGCGTTCTGTTCTTTTAGAGAATCGGGCGCATTTTTTATGCCCAAATGAAAGGATATGATATTATGAAAAAGTTATTTATTTCCCAGCCTATGAGAGGCAAATCAAACGAGGAGATTATTGCGGAAAGAGAAAAAGCCGTCAAGGCGGCTGCTGAAAAGCTCGGCGAACCTGTGGAGGTCATTGATTCGTTTTTCAAGGACGCTCCTGTCACTGCTGCTCCTCTGTGGTTTCTCGGCAAGTCCCTTGAAGCACTTGCGGGAGCGGACATTATCTATTTCTGCCCCGGCTGGGATACTGCGAGAGGGTGCAAAATAGAGCACCAATGCGCTGTTGAATATGGCATAGAGAGGATCTATGAGTAAAAGGGGTCGAAATCGGCCCGGATAAACCCCTCGATTTCGAGGGGTTAAGAAAGGGTGATGAGATGGATTTTGAGATAAGGGCGGACGGTGTCCTGCACATTGAGGGCTACGTTAATGCCGTCGAGCGTGACAGCCGCATTGTGATGTGCCCCGAATGCGGCAAATGCGTTGAACAGATCGCCGCAGGCGCTTTCGGCAATGCTCTGAGGGCGGCAAAGAATGTTGATATGCTGCTAAATCACGACAAGGGGCGGAAGATAGGTTCCACTTCCGAGGGGACTCTCGCCCTTACAGAGGACAGTATCGGGCTGAGGGCGTCGGCAGACATCACTGACGAGGAAGTTGTGGAAAAGGCGAGAAACGGGCTTCTCCGTGGCTGGAGCTTCGGGTTCAGGGCTACCGACACCGAAATAGAACAGCGCTCTCAGGGCGTACCCAGACGGCACGTAAAGGCGCTGAACATCTCCGAGGTATCGCTGATAGATGACCGTTACCGTCCCTGTTATGCAGGCACTTCCATTGAGCTGAGAGCTGACGAGGGAGCGGAAGAAGCGGATTTTACGGAACTTCGCTTCAACCCGTATCACGACCCGTCGAATGGACGTTTTACCACAGCCGGTAGTTCAGGCGGCGGATTTTTATACTCCAAAGGCGGCAAGTCTGCGTATGTGTTTGAACGTGATATTGATGGCGAGTATGAGCAGTGGAAAACTTCCGGGAGTGGAGCAAAGAAAGAACTTGACAAAGCCAAAATATCCGTAGCAAATGCCCAAGGCTCAAATTTCTACGATGCGGGCAGTGCAATAGCCAGAACATATGACAGAGAATATGATGAAATTGGAACTCTCAATCTTTCAGATGACGAAAAGAATGCTGCACGTGATAAAATATATGAATACTCTGCGGCTGAACTTGAAGCAAGACAGAAGTATTTCGATATTTACACCGTAGGTCCCGCCCGTAAGGTTGCCGGTTCTGACAATGCGCTTGACAAATCCATGAATATAGCGGGAGAGCACAGTACATATATGAACTCACTCCGTGATAAATCAGGTAAAAACACACGCCGTCAAAACGAAAAAAATTTTGACGAGACGTTCAAAGCCGAAGTTTCCAAAGCAGCTGAAACAGGAGCAAGAGAAATAACGGTAAACGGAGAAACGTATTTCCGCAGGACAAAATCGAGTGGCTCATGGGAAAAGGGAACGCTAAGAGACGACCAAGCAAAAAGAAAATTTATGAAGTCCCAACAGAATATGTTTATTGCTGACCGCAAATCATGGGATAGCCTGAGCAGTGACGAAAAGGCAAAATATTATTCCCGTGCCGAACCCGACACACCCGACTACAGCTCTTATGAAGCCCGCCTTGCCCGGGTGAGAATGAGAGAGCTGGAGCTGAGAGCGGAGGCGGCGGAAGCACCGCCCTGAATGTATGAGGTGAGATATGACCCGTCACAGGCGAGAAACGCAAAGGGAATGTGGTGCAAGGAGGGCGTTGGCGGCGCTTCAAGTTTTTCCGAAAGTATTGACAAATCCGCTGAAAGTGGTATAATGAAATCTTCGGAAGATTTCAGCTATATCAGTGCAGCAGGTCCAAATGAATTTGAGAAGGGCTTTTCTTCAACAAATCTTGCGAACCATTGGTATGGAAATGAGCAGCCTAAAATATCAAGCCATAAGGCAGAATATGAAGCAAGGGGCTATGATATGAAGGGCTACGGCAGGCTTGCCCTTGACTTAGTTCAAAAGCCTATTGGAAGCGGTATTGTTGGGCATAAAACCAAAGATGGCTTTGTTGTGCGTTACAATACAAAAACGGGTGATTTCGTCAAAGGCAATCCGAAGCATGGCATTAAGACAATGTTCATGGCAAGCCAAAATTATTATGACAACCAAAAAATTGTCGATGAGGAGGCTGTGATATGAAAGGAAGAATTTGTCCTGTATGCGGAAAGCACACTTTTGAGCAGGATAACTGTTTTGAGATCTGCCCCGTTTGCGGCTGGGAAGATGATGCTGTTCAAAGGAAAATGCCCGATTATCCTGAGGGAGCAAACGGCATGAGCCTGAACGAATACCGCAGAAGATATGCGGAATATCTCAAAGAAAGCAAGTAAAAACCGATTATACCAATAATCAAAATGACCGTTTTGCAGTCGGCTGCACAGCAGCACTGCAAGGCGGCTTTTTTATACCCAAACGACCAAAACAAGGAGGAAAAAAGCATGAATTTAAAGTCACTTATCGAAAAGAGAGGACAGCTCACCGCACAGATGAACGCTATTCTCGGCAAGGCAAAGGAGGAGAACCGTGCGGTCTCCGATGAAGAGGCGGCACAGTTTGAAGCCCTTGACAAGGAGATCGCAGACACTGACCGTTCCATTGAGCTTGAAAAGCGTGCCCAGAAGGTCAACGACACAGGCTGTGACCTTGACGGCGGTTCAGATCTCATCGCCGATGACGGCGAGGAAAAGAGAGCCGCAAAGGATATCGTATCCGATTTTATCAGAGGCAATGAGCTGAGAGCGGGAGAGATGACCACTTCCACAACAGGCAACATTATCCCCTCAGAGTTCTCGCAGGACATTATTCACAAGTTCACCGAGCTTTCGGGCATCGTTAACCGTGTATCTGTGGTAAACAGCGCAGGCACCTACAAGCAGATCGTAGCGGACAACGACAACAAGATATCCGCAGGCTGGACAGGCGAAATTGAGGAGATCACCTCTTCCGCCGCAAAGTTCAAGACCATCGAGATAAAGCACCACAAGCTTACTGCTCTGGCAAAGCTCTCCCTTGAAGTCATCAACCAGAATGCCTTTGACATCGCAACAGAAGTCGAGAACCAGACCCTGCGTGACATGGCTGTAAAGGCTGAGACCGCTATCATCAAGGGCACAGGTACAGACCAGCCCAAGGGACTTGTAAAGTCAGGTACAGCGTTCACACTTGCGTCTGCCGCTGCCATCACAGCTGACGAGATCGTGAAGATATTCCACTCCCTCAAAAGCTTCTATCAGCAGGACGCAGCATGGATAATGAGCAACGACACCCTCTGCGCTGTAAGACTGCTGAAAGACGGCGACGGTCATTATATCTTCCACCAGAACGACCTTACAAGCGGCTATGTCGGCACCATTCTCGGCAAGCCTGTGCTGGTTTCCGAAGCTATGGACAATATGGGCAGCGAGGCGCACCCTATCCTTTTCGGCGATTTTGCAAGGGCATACAAGGTAAATCTCAACCCCGATATGTCTATGCAGATACTCAACGAAAAGTATGCGGAGTACGGTATGAAGGGCATCCTTACCATTATGTGGCTTGACGGTCAGCCTGTGAACGAGGACGCATATGTCGTCGCTTCCTGCCCTAAGGTAGGCAGCTGATGATGTACACAGCAAACGTGTCATTCGCAGGCAAGGTAAGTATGTACAAGGGTGAGGTAAGGGAGCTGTCCGAGGCGGCAGCTTCCGAGCTTCTCCGCTGCGGATATATTTCCGAAGTCGAGCCTGAAAAGGAGGAAGCCCATGAAACTAAGCGAGGCAACTCTGGCAAGCGTAAAGCTTGCGATGCGCATTGACTACGACCTTGACGACAGCCTTATCGAAGACATTATGGAAGCTGCCAAGGGCTACATACGCACCTACACGGGGCTTACAGATGAACGGCTGGACGATTATCCCGAAGTGATACACGCATTCAACTGCCTGTGCATTGATATGTACGACAACCGCTCTGCCGAAATAGCCAACGGCAGGGAAAATCCCACGGTAAAGCAGATACTGGGCGGAATTGCGGTGAATTACCTATGATAACGGCAGGTCAGCTCAATGCTGTGATATGCTTCCAGCGGTCGGTGAACGATGTGTGGGAAGATCACCTCACCTGTCGTGGCTACATCAACGGACTTAGCGGAAACGAGTTTTTCATAGCCAACGCAGGCTATGAGGCGGCGCTGACGGTAACGATACAGTGCCGATATCAGCCTGCGCTTATGCACATTACACCCATGCAGTACAGAGCTGTATCGGGGGGCGTAGTGTATGAGCTTATTTCCCCTGCCGATGATGTAGGGTGCAGGCACAGCGAGATAAAGTTCCGTGCAAAGCGGATATACACCGAGGAGGACGGTCAATGACCTTTGAAGAGATACTGGCGGAAGCCAAAAAAATATGCGGGCGCATGGAATGGCACTCTTTCAGGGCTGTTCCAGGTGAGCACCGCTTCGGCACCTATAACATTCCCAAAAAGGACTTTGACGGTGCTGACGAAATGGCATTTTACCGCCATTATCCCCTTGAAATTACGTTTTTCTACCGTGAAAGCAAGCAGAAAGGCGATTTTGAGGGAGAAAAGAAATTCGAGGCTGCCGCAGCGGGAGCGGGCGAGTTTTCCTGCACCATGGGCTACGACAGCACAAACAATCTGTTCTACACACAGTATGTGTTTGATATTACAGAACATATCGAGGAGGAATGATCTATGGCAATGACCAAAAAGACCTATTACGGCTCGGGCCGTGTTTACAGCGCCGACTATGACGCAAGCACATTTCCCAAGGTTGCGGATACCAAAGCCATCACACCGGAGGAAGCGGCTGCGGTCATCAAGTACATTTCGGGCATTATGGTTGAGGATAACCAGATAGGCTATCTTAAAGACGGCTACGAGGTAAAGGTGGAGACTTCCAACCTTTCCGACAAGTCAGACCTGGGCGAGATGAAAATTGATGTTATCTCCGATGAAAAGGGTACATCAAACTTCAAGCTTTTTAATGCAAACGGCGAGACTATCGCAAAGCAGTACCCCACCGCAAAGTATTCCAAGGACACCACGTCGGGCTTCGGATTTACCTTTGTAGGCGGCCTTGGCAACATGGACGAGACTGTTCACGTTGTTGCATTCAAGCACGATGACAAGAAGTACGGCGATACCGTGGTCGTTGTTATCGGCAAGAACACAAGCGGCTTTGACGCTGTATGGAAGCAGGACAGCGTAACTCCCTTTGCGTGTGCATATGCCCTGGAGCCTTTTTATGATTCGGGCGAGTTCATGCTTATGGTCGATGCAAAGGCAGGTCATGTATGGACTGCGAGTGGGGAATAACCCCGTTTGAAAAGCCTGTTTTTCCTGTTGCTCTTCCGCCTGTGGGCATTATCAATGTTCCCGTATGCTCAAAGCACACATGGGACGTTATCAACATTGCCCGCAGCGGCAGGGAGATAAAAAGGGCGGCATATCTTCTGGCGGAGATCCCCGAGGATATGCCAATACAGTCCCTGTGTGAGTTTGTGAGCGGCTATATCAAGGCTGTAAACGACTACTGCGAGGACTTTGTGGATATCTACGGCATACCCGACAAGCCCGATTTTGAGCATGACGAGGAAGAGACCAAGCTCCCTGTGCTGACATTCGGCGAACGCATTGTCAGGGAACATACGGGCTTTGACTTTGACCGCATAAACGAGCTTGATATCCTTGATTACAAGCTCCTGCTTGCCGATGCCTGCAAGATAAAAATACTCGGCAGGTCGGACGGCAGCGGAAAGGCATATCTCAACGAATGCTGGGAGTTTATGCACAGGAAAAGCAGTATTTTTGAGTGAAAAAGGAGGGCGTATTTTGCTTGAATATCACCGATACAAGGGCATACAGATACGCCCTTTTTTGTGTTAATGAGACCGACGGCAAGGTCGGACGATACGTAAAGAAGCAGTGCGAAAAATGGCTTGAAATTGCGGACGGAAGAAACCCCGATGCGTATGTGAGCATGGCGGAATACAAGCGGATAAGCGGCATTCTCCGCCTTATGGTACACCCTGACCTTAACTGCCCTATGCTTACGGGGCTGGAAGATTATGCGATGCTGTTCATCGCTGCGGTGCTTTGCACCAAGGGCAGGGACGGCAGGCGGTATTATTCCACGGCTATCCTTGAAATTGCCCGCAAGAATTTCAAGACATTTGTTTCGGCGGTCATTTTTATCATTCTGATGCTGACCGAGCCGAGATTTGCACGGCTTTTTTCCGTAGCACCCGATTACAAGCTTTCATCTGAGCTGAGACTTGCGGTAAGGAAAATTATTAAGGTCTCTCCGCTTCTGGTGAAGCATTTCAAAATAAACCGGGATATGATAACCTGTAAGCTGACGGACATTGAATATACGCCCCTTGCGTACTCAAATGACCGACTGGACGGCAAGCTTGCAAACGCCTTTCTGGCGGACGAGGACGGCGCAATGGACAGCTATCCCGTTGAAGCTATGACTTCATCACAGATAACTCTGCCCAACAAGCTTGGTATTATCATATCTACCCAATATCCCAATGAAAACAATGATTTCCTTGACCAGATAGACCTTAGCAAGAAAATTCTTGACGGCATAATCGAGCGCACAAATGTGTTTGCGCTGCTGTATGAGCCTGACATAGAGATCATCAACGACTGGGAGCATAACGACAATGTTATCTATCAGGCAAATCCTGCGGTACATGGAAAGCCTCAGATGCTTGATAATCTCTTTGAAAAGCGGCAGATGGCTGTGCTTTACGAAAACAAGCGGGAGAATTTTCTCTGCAAGCACTGCAATATCCGCTACAAGTCCGTGGGAACCGAGGGCTATGTGGCTGTTGACAAGGTACAGCTTTGCCGCATTGAGCCTGACGACAGCTGGTGGAGAGGCAGGCGGGTATATCTGGGCAATGACCTTTCACTCACGGACGATAACACTGCCGTTGCTATGGTCACAAATGATGACGGCGTTATTGTTGCCCGTGTGATGGGCTTTATCCCTGCGGACAAGATAGAGCTTAAATCCACGAGAGAGGGCATTGACTACAAGAAATTCGTTGCCGCAAGGTACTGTATTGCCTGCGGTGATGAGGTCATCGACTATGCTGTTGTGGAGGACTATATCCTGACCCTTGAAAGCACTCTGGGTGTGACCGTTGCGGGTGCAGGCTGGGACAGAATGAATGCGCTGTCCTCGATGCAAAAGGTGGAAAGTGCGGATGATCCTATAGAATGCACCATAGTGAAGCAGCATTCAAGTGTTCTGCACCCTGCCACAAAGCTGTTGAAAGAGAGCATACTGGGCAGAAACTTCCGCTATGAAAGAAATGCTCTGCTGGAAAACAGCTTTGAAAATGCCCGCTGCACATATGACACCAACATAAATATGTACGTCAACAAGAAGCGCAGTGCAGGCAAGGTGGATATGGTGGTGGCGCTGATAAACGCCGTGTATATGCTTATGGAAAAAGAACTGCTGGCAGATGGTTTTGTTTTCCAGTGCATTGATATATGATATAAGGAGGGATTTTGATAATGGCGTTTAAGATTTTCGGCAGAAAGAAAAGTCCTGAGTCTGTGGAAAATTATTCTTTCCCTATAGAAGAGAGAGCCGAGACCAAGGTATCGGAGGGCGGTTCGGGAGCGGAACTGCTGGCGGCGGCGCTCAGCGGCTGCCGTGTGACTGCTGACACAGCTATGCAGGTCCCTGCCGTTGCAAGATGCGTGAACATGATAGCGGGAGCGGTGGCTATGCTGCCCATAAGAATGTACCGCAAGGGTGAGGACGGCAAGCCCCAGGAGATAACCGACGACCCACGTATCACGCTTCTGAACGGCGACACAGGCGACACTCTGACCGCCGATGCAATGCGCTACGCATGGGTAAAGGATTATCTGCTGAACGGCGGAGGATACGCTTACATCGAGCGAAAAATGGGAATGCCCACGGGGCTTTATTACATAGCTTACAGCGATGTGGGCGTAATAAAGAACACAGCAGACCCCATTTACAAGAAATACAACTACAGCATAAGGGGCAAGAGTTTTTACCCTTATCAGCTGCTGAAAATACTCCGAAATACCGACGGCTACGGCAAGGGCAGGGGCATTATTGATGACAGTCCTCTTGTAATTGATACGGCGTACAGCATGATAAAATTCCAGCGCTCCCAGATGATGAAGGGCGGCAGCAAAAGAGGATTTCTGAAAACCGAAAGCAGGGTTGACCAGAAGGTCATTGACGAAATAAAAAGCAAATGGAGAAATCTGTATTCCACAGAGGATTCCGAAAGTGTGATGTTCTTAAATGCGGGCATTGACTTCAAGGAGATATCCGCAACGTCCGTGGAAATGCAGATAAACCAGAACATACAGACCATAAACAGCGAGATACTTAGGCTTTTCGGCACATCTGACGGCATACTCAGTGCGGATACGGTAAAAAACGCCGTAATGCCTGTGTTGGACGTTATGGAAGCGGCGTTTGACAATGACCTGCTTCTCGAAAGCGAAAAAGGCAATGTATATTTTGCCTTTGACACCAGAGAGCTTACCAGGGGCGATATCCAGAGCAGGTATGCGGCTTATTCTGTTGCGCTGCAAAACAACTTCATGCAGCTTGACGAGGTGAGGGCGCTGGAAGATCTCCCGCCACTGGGTGTGAATTTTATCAAGCTGGGGCTTAACGATGTCCTGCTCGACCCCGTTACCAACAAGATATACACCCCCAACACCAATGCCATGGTTGACCTTGGTTCGGGTGAGGGAGCGGTCAAGGCGGAGCCTGTTGACAATTCTGAAAAAGATGATATAATTGATGTTAGAGGCAAATATATTCAGCTGCCAAACGGCAAAATGAACGGAAGTCTTCCAAGTGCACGGATGAAGATGACTAAGGCAGAACGAAAAAGAGTTTCAAGTCAGTTTGCCACTGACTTTCCAAATGCCGAAAAAGGCGGGATATACTGCTATGAGAACGGGAACTACTTTTACATTATAAAAGTTTACGGATTTGGAGATTATTCATTCAGCCTCAAAGTTTTAATTGAAGGCAATGAAGAAGCAATTAATTCTGTCAGAAGGAGTATAAAGCAATGGAAGGATTAAGTGCGAAGCAGGAAAAAATATTATCGCTGATAAAGCCATATGCCATTTCAACTATAGATGACCCAAACACCGAAAATATGATTATCTGTATTATACTTGGTTCTGCGGAATATAATGTAGAAGATAGGGTCATTGACGTTCTTGAGAATTTCGATGGGTTTAGTTTTGATGGCATTGTTAAAGAAATTATTTCTGTTTTTCCACCTGTTGAAATGGTTGATGATGAGGAAGAGTGACAAGACAAAATTATGCTCAATTTATCTCATAAACAGTTGGATTTTTTGAAAAAGGAGTTTTCAGTCACAGAAACCGATATCAAAAATATGGATATTGACAAATGGACTGAATTACGTGAAAAATGCTTTGAAATTGAAGGTGCTGAGGCTATGGATATTCCGTCCGACACCTGCGTTTTACCTGACAGAGGCGAAATTGCCGCAAGCATTGTTGATACGACATATAAGGCTCTTTTTTCGTAATTACAGCAAAAATCTGAAAGGAGAAAAATCGTAATGACTGCTCAGTTTAATTCAGAACAGAAAAGTTTACTGAAAAAGATTGGACTGTCGGATAATTTAAATTCGGATATGAAAGACAGCGAGGTCGAAAAGTTTGTTGATAAGGTCTCGGATCACTTGCAGATGTCAGGCCTTACAGATAACGGGCTTAATCATGAGGGACAGATATGCGAGGATATTTTGAATTTGATTGCTGACATATAAACCGCTTTGGTATCATATCAAGGCGGTTTTATTATACCCACACAAGCGTTTTGCAGTTGACTGCAAGGCGCATTTTTTATGCCCTGAGGAGGCGGGAATGGTGGCTGATGATTTCAGCAATAAAATGTTCAGCGACATAGTGAACTACACCTCGGACGTGGTGGAAAAGGCTGAGGACGCAGCGAAAAAGATTTCAAAGGATATGGCTGCAATGGCTGAGGCGGCATCTCCCGTGCGGCACTATTCCACCCACACGCAGACGGTAAAGCGCATTGTTGTGCACCGTGCTCCTCCCACGGTTCCGAAAGCCATACGAGAGGTTAAAGATGACAAATATCAGCCCGGATATTTCAAAAAAGGCTGGACAACGGGTCAGATTAAGCTGAAAAACGGCAAAATCTTCGGCGCACGAAATCGGAATATGCCGACCGTCGTTCATCTCGTTCATTTCGGACATAACCTCATAACCCACGGAAAAGGCGGAGGAATTGTTCAGGGCTCGTATCTTCTCGACCACGTTCAGGAATGGGGAGAACGGGAATTTGAACGGCAGCTTGATGAATTTCTTGATAAGGAGTGAGAAAATTTGGCGAATAAATACGGATATATGGCGAAAATCGGCGTTGACACCAGCGGTTTGCAGAAAGACCTTGCAGATGTCAACAGCTATATAAGCGAAACATCACGAAGTATTTCCGCAACGGAAAAGGCTATCAAAGCCGCAGGGCAGAACGGGCAGGACGCCACGGAGCTGTGGAAAAATCAACAGCAGTTGCTGAACAAAGCGTTTGAAGCCAATTACAACAAGCTTGAACAAATGCTTTCCATTGAAAATAAAATGAAGGAAGCGATTTTGAATCACGCTATTGACACAACCCAGTACGCCGAATACAGAAACGAAATTTCCAACACCCGGGCTGAAATGGCAAAGCTTGTAAAAATGCAGAAAAATCTCGGTGATGCGTGCGATGATACAGGGGAAAAGGTTTCTCAGTTCGGTGATATCCTTAAAGCAAATCTCACGGCGCAGGCTATTGAGGGAGCGGTCAGAATACTTGAGCGTGCAGCTTCGGCTATGAAAGACTACGCACTTGCAGGTATACAGCTTGCTTCTGACCTTGTAGAGAAGCAGAATGTAGTTGACGTCACTTTCGGAAACAGCGCAAACAAGGTCTATGAATTTGCGGACGCTGCCGCGGAGAAATTCGGCATAACAAGGATTGCGGCAGTGCAGTACGCAGGCACTATGGGTGCGCTGTTCAAATCCTCGGGCATAACAGAAGGCATTGACGAAATGTCAATAAGTATGGCAGGACTGGCAGCGGATATGGCTTCGTTCTACAACATTTCAGCGGACGATGCGTTCAATAAGCTGAAATCGGGTATTTCGGGCGAGAGTGAGCCGTTAAAGGCTCTGGGCATAAATATGAACGTGGCAAATCTTGAGGCTTATGCGCTGTCACAGGGCATTGACAAGGCTTGGAAGTCAATGTCACAGGCGGAGCAGACAACGCTGAGATATCAGTACATTCTTTCCCAGACAGCCGATGCACAGGGCGATTTTTCCCACACATCTGACTCAGTTGCCAATCAGCAGAAAATAATGCAGATGAATTTGCAGAGCGTTCAGGCAGAAATCGGTGAAAAGCTGCTGCCCGTAACGCAGGAAGTTCTCGGAATGGTAAACGACCATATGCCCGAAATCAATGAGGCGGCGAATTATCTTGCTGATGAGATGGTTCCTGTTATTGAGGATATTGCAGACAGCGTTCGTGACTTTATCGAAAGCGGTGGACTTGAAAAAGGAGTAGACGCCATTAAGTGGGTTGTGGACAACGGCGACAAACTGATTGCCATTCTCGGGGCGTTATGGGGAACGGAGAAAATTACCGAATTTATAGACAAATTCGGCGGCGTTACAACAATACTCACAGGTTCCATTGACGGTTTCGGCAAGCTTGCGGACACTATGACCGGTCCTGTGTCGGGAGCCTTCAAGACATTTGCGACCAATGCGACAACGGCGCTTACACCTGTGGGCGAATCCATTACGGGGCTTGGTTCAACCTCTGCACTGGCATTTGCGGGCATTTCAGCTGCGGCAATTGCAGCGGTTGCATCGCTTGTGGCGGTATCAACAGAACTGAATACCATTGCGGACGGAATGACACGGTTATCCGCTGAAACGAAGAAATCAGACAGCAATGTCAGCGGAATGACGGAACGTTATCAGAGCCTTACCGAAATGAGCGGGCTTGAGCAGTACAAAGAAGCTTCCGATATGATGTCAGATATTCTTTCCGACGAAGAAGAATGGAATGAGCGTTACAAAAAGACTATTGATGAGCTTAACGCACTGCAGGAAAAGAAATTCAAGACGGCAAGCCAAACCGCCAGAATGAAAGAGCTTCAGACTCAGAAAGAGTCACTTGATGCTGAATATGCGTCTATAGAGCTTTACAAATCCAAGCTGAACACGATGCTTGACAAATATGATGCCCGGACTGTTACGAGCCTTGAGCGGAGTGCAGAGGCACAGCGGCAGGCTATTGAAAATGCGGGCAAGACCAATGAGCAGGCGGTTTCAGAGGCTTGGGAGAAAATCAGAGAAGCCACAAAGGCAAAAATGGAGGAGTATGACAGCGACCTTGCCACCCACAAGATAGATGATAACACCTACTGGGCACAGAGGAAAGCGTATCTTGAAGCCCACAGGGACGAGGAAAGCGAAGAATGGTGGAAATACTACGATGCAGTAAACGACCATTACGACAAGCTTTCCAAGACGGAAAAGACAGCCGCCGACAAGTCTGCGAAGGAAGCCGAAACCGCCCTTAAAGACAGCTATTCAAAGCGATACGAAGCCCTCAAACGCCAACAGAAAGAAAACGGCTATGACGATCAGTGGCTGGCGGACGAGCTGAAAAAGATGCTTTCCGAGCTTACCGAGGGCAGCGAACTGTATAACACCTACTACGACAAATGGATTGACCTTACGGACAAAATATCCGATGCTACCGAAAAAGCCACGGAAAAAGAGGTCAAGGAGTGGAAAACATCTGCCGACAAGGTCGCAAATGCCGTTGAAAAGAAATATGAAAAGGTGCAGCAGGCTTTTGAAAAAGCCAAAAGCAGCTATATAAATGCCCTTGATATGTCCGCTTCCGATAAGCCCGAGGACGATGTATATTCCCGCATGGGGCTTGCCCGTCCGAAAAGCAGTGAAGAAGAGGACACGGGTAATCAGTACGATTTCAGCAGTGAAAACATCAGCAGGCAGACCAAGGAGCTTGACGAATATACCCGTAACATGGAGAAGCTGGAGAACTCGGACATTCCCGAGGAATATCTTGAAAATATCCGTTCCATGAACTTTGACAAGCGAAAGGAATATGTCAAGGAGCTGTTAAAGCTCTCTCCCGAACGCCTGAAAAAGCATTATGCGGATATATCAAAGTATTACAGGTCTGCGGAAAAGGCAGGCAGGAGTGATACTCAATCGCTGAAAGATGATGCTGACAAGGCTGCTCTGGCGGCAAAGGGCAGCATACAGAAATCGCTGAGTGAGCTTGGTTCCGATGCCTACGAAAGCGGCAAGGCTGCGGCGGAAGCGTACTGGAAGGGCTTTGCCGAATATAAATCGGACACTGAGAAGCTTATGGGCGTGACCGCTGCGGGCAACAGCAAGTCGGCGGGCATTACCACCCCTGTCAACCTTACCATAAACGTAAACGGCAAGCAGGCGGCGACCATAAGCACGGAGGAATATCTTAATCAAGTAAAAAATCAGGGAGGGACGCTTGATGTCTGACAGATACAACGGCGGCATTTCCGTAAAAATAGGCAGTTATCAGCTTAAAAAGATAGCTGCATATGTGCCGTCATGGGAGATAGTCAAGGACACATTTACCGCATATGATTACCGCACGGTAAGTGTGTACAGAGGCCGCCGCTTCAAGCTCAGCGTGACAACGGGGTATCTTACCCCCGAGGAGCTGAGTGACCTGCAAACGGCTTTGTTTGCGCACAGCTTTACCGTCACAACGCCCGACTTCACGGGTGCGGTGCTGCTTGACAGCTGCTCTCAGCCTCTTGAACACGCAAACATTTACGGAAAATATTATACAGTTTCCTTTGCCGTTTCCGCTGTGGCTCTCACAGGCGGGAGCGGCTCTCTTTAGCCTGAAAATCAAGGTAGGCGGGGCGGAACTGAGCACATTCGGGGATGTTGAGGTCACAAGGTCGGTGTCGGGCATAGGCACGTCGGGGATTTGCACATCTCAGCTGACGTTTACCTGTCCTGCGCCGTTATCTGCGTACCGTGCGGCGGTGGTGGAGGTCGTAGGCGTTGACCTGCCCAAATACTACATCGACAGCAGGACGGCAAAGGACGGCACCGTAAGCGTGACAGCCCTCGACCGTATGGCATACACCGACAAGACATTTGACATCGGCTGGGTAGATGTGGACAGCGGGGACAGAGTTCAGACCTCTGCGGTGCTCGGTGTCATTGCCATCAAGTGCGGATTTGCGGGCTATGCCGCTGTTATCCCCGACTGGCTGGGCAGTCTGCCAAAAGCCATGGTGGGCGGTGTCAGCTGTGCAACTATTCTCGAAAACCTTTCAACGGTGATGTGCGGCTTCTGGTACACTTCCAACGGAAATGAGCTGGCGTTCCTTTCCTATGGCACAGCCTCGGGAAATATGCCTGTATCCGAACATTCGGCGCTGGCAATAGGCGATGAATACACGGCGCAGGGTGTGCGGGTAACAAATGGCAGCACAGTCTATGAGAGGGGCAGCACGCTGTATGATTATGATACCTTGCAGATATCTTCGGAGCTTGCCACGGACGACACTGCGGCGGGCATCTGGGACAATGCGGAGGGCAAGGCATATGACGCTGTGAGCTGTTCCGACTGCGTGATGCAGTTCATACCGTTCCCCGCCTGCGATGTGACTTTCGGGCAGTTTCCGAGCCGCAGCTACCGCATAATGTCCGTAACGGCAAAGCTGTCATCGGGGGGCATTATGGGCAGTCTTAGTACGTCATCGCCATCGGGTGGGGAGATATCCCGCAGGGGACGGCTTGCCCGCACAGTAAACGGCAAGGTCACTGAGGGCGGAAGATACGGCAACAGCCGCATAACGTCCGACGGTATCATGTTCGAGGAGGAGTGACATGGGCAAGGCATACAAGCTGATAAAAGCTGTCAGGAAAGGCGGCTTCGGGCTGTCCGAGATGGTCATTACAGACCGTCTGCCCGACAAGATCGAAAAGATATCAGACAACAAAGTCATTGCCACATACGGTAATTATCGCCAGGTATGGACCGCCGAGGGGAGCGGAAGTGAGAGGCATAATTTCAAAGAGGTCATTGAGGAGGTGGGCAGCGATGACAGCAGCTGAGGCGGCGGAGATCATGATATCGGGGGGTGAGGGCGGAAAGGTCAAGCCCATAACTATAACGGAAAACGGCACATACAATATCTCAGACGCTGAAAAGGCTGAGGGGTATGCGGGGTTTGAGCCTGTGACTGTTGATGTGCCTGACAGATATCAGGAGGGATATGATAAAGGACACGATGACGGTGTAAAATCGGTTGTTATCAGTCCCCTGACGGTCACCGCAAACGGCACATACAGCGCCGCTGATTATTCCTGTAATGGATTCGACCCTGTGAATGTCAATGTACCGGACAGATATCAAGAGGGCTATGAGGACGGACAGGAACATGGCAAATATACATTTCCCGATGGCACATCATACAGCGATGTTGTAAATATTGTCGGCGGCGATGCCGTTGCTGATGAAACGTTGGGTGTACAGGTCAGAACAACGGAAACATTCGGGGAAAGTATGTATTCCACCAAAACCATTGTTTATGATTTATCGGGAAATCCATTATCAACATTGCGGGATTGGGGATTTGCCAATAGTTTCCTGCCAACATGGGGAATGCCTAAAGTAACATATTTTTCGGTGACTGACAGCACAACAGGAGCCTGGAAGATCATATACACATGGGACAGCGGGGGCACTAACGAATTTACAGGCACAGATACCTATTTGATTGGATTTGGGGCAGATGGGCACAAGTATTCGGCAAGCAATTAAAGGAGGATATTTATGGTAAAAGAAGTAAAAGGCTGCAACAGGGTCATCGAGATCACCCTTGACGGCACTGAATGTGCTGTGAAATTCGATGCTAAATACAACGGATTTGATATCCGCAACAAGTCGGGCAAGGATATCACAGTATCCCTGAAATCAGGTGCTGCCAAGGGCGATGATGGCGTTATCACCATTGGGGACGGCGAGACGTTCAACTATATGCACATGATGGGGCTGGACACTGTATATATCACAGGTTCGGGTGCTGTGGCGGTAGCTGCCAAGAATGAGGCTGCGGCAAATTTTAAGGCTGTTCGGAGAGGGGGTGGTAAAATAACGGAGGTAACACCCGGATCGTTGGGATATGCAGTAGGCGCCAAAATGTTTTTTGACGGCATTTATAATTTTGGTCAAAAGCATACTGATAACGGTGCATATTGGATTGATATAGTAAGCAATGCTGTAATGAGGCGTTATTTGGCTGATACGGGAAAATTGCTATTATCTGATAATCACTATGTAAAAGAAACAGGAGTAGACAGCGCGTTACGTATTCCCGTTTATTTTAATAGTAATCATTTCACAACGGAATTATTTTTTGAGATCACAAGCGGCAACACGTCGGAAAATGATATCATAAATAATTTTGACCATGCGGGATTTGGATTGTTCACCGAAAACAATGCAATTCAATTTGGAATTTTCAACAATTCATCGAACGCATATCAATATATCAATGGTGGAAGTTACGAACAAAATACCAAGTACCACATTGTAGCAACGTACAACGGCGAAAACGTTATATTTTATATTAACGGTACAATAGTTGGTTCGGAAATATTGGCGTTAGCTGATTATAAAAAATCAACCAAAATCCCCTACATAGGATGTGTCGGAGGTGGTGGTTCATATTATTCAGCAGGTGCGTATAAATTTTATCGTGTCGCATATTATGAACGTGCGCTAAGTCAAATTGAAATCATAAACAACTACAATTCGGATATTGCACGATTTAACGTGTGACGTTTAATAAAGGAGAAATTTAAATGTCAGCAAAAACAAACTACGGTCTGGTCGCATACGCCAAAGCTCAGTTAGGTCTTCCCTACTGGTATGGCACATTCGGTCAGATCGGAACGGAAGCCCTGTACACTTCCAAGAAGAAACAGTGGCCTAAGTTCTATAAATGGGAAGGAACTGCTTACAACAACTTCCCTTCCCAGTACGGCAAAAGGGTCCATGATTGTGTAGGGCTGATTAAGGGCTATCTCTGGTCAGATACACCTACGTCCACACCTAAGTACAACAGCGCTCAGGACGTGTCTGCAAATATGATGCGGTCGGCTTGTTCTGAGAGAGGTGCCATCTCAACCATGCCTGACACACCCGGTGTACTGGTCTTTATGTCGGGTCACGTGGGAGTTTATATCGGCGGTGGTGAAGTCATTGAAGCGAGGGGTCATGAATACGGCGTTGTTAAGACAAAGCTCGCACTCAGACCTTGGAAGTGGTGGGGCAAGTGCCCTTATCTCGCTTATCTGGACAAGGCTCCCACGATCACCATTGACAGCACAACCGCCACAAAGCCCGGCACATCATCTGCTATTGGCATCGGCAAGAAGGTAACTGTTAAGAAAGGCACCTGGAATGTCAGAAAGCTTCCCTCTGCCGATGCCGCTGTGATAGCCCGGGTCAAGGGTGGGCAGGTACTTAGCGTCGCCACAGGCTGGTCATATGTGCCTGCTTTAGGCGGCTGGATATCGGACAAAGGACTGGAATAAGAAAGGAGATCATCATGGATAATATTAAAAGATGGTTTATAGCCATTGGCGCAGCGCTGTCAAGCTGGCTCGGACTGCTTTATGTGCCAATGATCGTGCTGATACTGTGCAACATCATTGACTATGGCACGGGGCTGTGTGCCGCAAAGTATCGTCAGGAGACTGTATGCTCGTACAAATCAATTCGTGGTATCGCTAAGAAAATATGTATGTGGCTGTTGGTTGCGGTAGGCGCTATACTGGACTGGCTGTTATCTTTTGCCACTGCGAATATAGGGGTAACGATACCGTTTCATTTTCTTGTTGCATCGGTGGCGGCTGTTTGGCTCATCGCCAACGAGATCATTTCCATTCTGGAGAACGTCAAGGACATCGGTGCACCTCTGCCGCCTTTCCTTTTGAAACTGGCGAAAAACATTAAATCCAAAACGGAAGAGGCTGCGGATATGCAGATAGGTTCAAAAGAGGATAAATAAAATTTTCTCCCGCTCTCGATTGAGGGCGGGAGATTTTTTTATTTGTCTGTATTCATTTTCCAGTTTGTTCATTTTTTTTGAAAATAAAGCTTGTAAAATATCATCTAATATGATAAAATAATATCAATCACTATTGATTATGTAAAACTATATTTTTGGGGGCATAATTATATGGATAATGACACGATAATTATTGGTTTAACTGGACCATTTGGAAGCGGATGTACTTATGTCGCACATGAATTTATAGAGAAATTTGGTTATGAATATTTATGCTTATCTGATGTTTTACGTGAAGAATTTAATAAGCATGGAGAATCAGATGTTTCAATAAGAAATAATTTGCAAGAGTTTGGTGACGAACTGAGAGAGAAAAATGGAGCGGATTATTTAGCAAAATGTATTGTAGAGAAAATTAATAGTAAACCGACAACCAAGAAATGGATTGTTGACAGTATAAGAAATACACATGAAATTGAATTTTTACGTAAACTACCGGGAAAGTTTTATTTGATGGCTATTTGGGCGGATAAAGATATAAGATGGGATAGAGTAAAAGAATTATATAAAAAAGATATGGCAACTTTTGAAAAAGATGATAAAAGAGACAGTGATGAGAAAAAAGAAAATGGTCAACAAGTCTCTTTGTGTTATCAAATGTCTGATATTGTTGTTTTAAACTCTAAACGTATATATAGAGATTCTCAAGACTATAACGAATTTAAGAATATAATAAAAAAATACATCGATCTTTTTGAGGATAAAGAGAAATTTATCCCAAATGAGAAGGAAACGCTAATGACAATGGCGTATGCAAATAGCCTTCGCTCATCATGTTCTCAGCGAAAAGTTGGTGCTTTAATAATTGATGATAGCGGAAATGTTTTTAGCTCAGGCTATAATGAGGTGCCTAGTTCTGAACGTTCTTGCAAAAATGAATATGGAAAATGTTATAGAAAGTATTTAAGGGATGGCTTTGAAAATGAAATTGAAGGCATTATAGAAAATCCAGAGGAAAAAAAGAAAGTAAAAAGTTCTTTTAAAAAATTTAAGATTCTGGATTATTGCAGAGCATTACATGCAGAAGAAAATGCCATAGTCAATGTGGCAAGAATGGGAATTTCGTTTCCTATGGAACGTGCAACATTATATACAACAACATATCCTTGCAATCTTTGTGCAAATAAAATAGCCCAGGTTGGAATAAAGCATATTGTCTATTTTGAGCCATATCCTATGGAAGAGGCAAAAAAAATATTAGAGGAGCATGAAATCCGGCAAGATCCATTTGATGGAATAACATATAATGGATATTTTAAATTTATGGAGGTCTTAAGATGA